CACAGTATCCTTGGCTAAGATATGGATGTTAGTCACAGTCCCTTCACTCTGACCTTGGCGATAAAGTCTTGCCACAGTCTGTTGGTAAAGTTCCAAACTCCAAGTAATGCCAAACCACACAAGGGTGGAACCACCACTCTGAAGATTAAGTCCGTGACCTGCTGATGCAGGATGAATCAGTGCTACTGGAAGTTCTCCCTTATTCCACTTCTTGATACTGGCATCACTGTCTAACTTCTGAAACGGTATCTTCTTCTCTGCAAGACGCTGCTCAACTCTCATAAGGTCGTGTTTAAACCAATATGCCACAAGGACTGTTTTGCCATTGGCAGCTTCGATAATATCCTCCAATGCATCCAGCTTTCTCTCATGAATAGAAAGAATACTCTCATCATCTGCATACACTGCACCATTGGCCATCTGTGATAACTTTCCGGAAAGAGATGCTGCATTTGCCGCTGTGATTTCTCCCTCCGGAAGTGCAAGTACAAATTCTGCTTTCATATCCTCGTACTTCTTCTTTTCCTTCTCAGACAGATGCACCATATACTTCGTGTTGACAAGTTCTGGCATCTTCAGATGATCTGCTGCCTTCATGGAAATGGTAATGTCAGATATCTTTTCATAAATCACCTGCTCTGCTCCCGGCAGAGGTTTGTAGCTGTATACCACAGGACCATTCATTTTATCCGGCTTGAAATATGTCATTCTGTACTGTCCAATGAACCTTCCAAGTCTGACTCCCATATCCAGAATCTTAAATTCCGCAAACAGATCCATAAGTCCGTTGCTAGATGGTGTTCCTGTAAGCCCTACCATTCTTCTAACCTTTGGTCTTACCTTCATCAGTGACTTAAATCGTTTTGCCTGATGATTCTTAAAAGAACTAAGTTCATCGATAACCACCATATCAAAATCAAATGGGACATTACTCTTCTCAATCAGCCACTGAAGGTTCTCCCGGTTAATGATATAGATATCAGCCTTTACATTCAGTGCTGCAATTCTCTCAGCCACTGTACCTACCACGATAGAAAACTGTAAGTCTTTTAAGTGATCCCATTTTGCGATTTCATCTGACCAGGTATTTCTTGCTACTCGAAGTGGTGCTACTACCAGAATGCGGTGTGCATCAAAGTAATCAAACAACAGATCATTTAATGCAGTCAGCGTGATGCTTGTTTTTCCCAAACCCATATCAAGGAATACTGCTGCCACCGGATGTGACTCAATATACTTAGTGGCATACCTTTGATAATCATGTGGATTGTATTTCACGAATTACACCTCCAATCTGCTCAGTGCCATCAATGACATACACCTTAAAGCCTAATTTCCTAAGCAATCGGTGTCTTGCCATTTGCAGAGGTCTTGGCTTTTCGCCTGGTGCCTTTAATTCTGCAAAGGCAAACTTACCATCCGGCAATAAGATAATGCGGTCTGGCATACCACCGAAACCAGGCGATACAAACTTAGGACAGATACCGCCGCTTTTCTTTACTGCCTTCACTAATTTTTGTTCTACTTCTTTTTCTCTCATAATGCCTCCTTTGGGACAAGTGGGACAACGTGGACAGCATTTCCTATATATTCCTTACGTGCGTATTTACAGTTTCTATACCTCTGTATTTATACCCATTCGGCTTTATATATAAATCTTGTCCACTTGTCCTATAAAGGGTTAAAAGTACTGTATTTAAGCCGTTTGTCAGTCGGACAACTCCACGGACAGTCTTTCATAAACCCTCTGTCTTCCATAAATTTCCTGGTTCACTCGCTTGCCGCTTTTCTCCCACCCATCGATTTTTAACATAATGGCTGCTATCGCATAAGAATCTGCAGTCTTGATGGTGGACAAACTATTGCCAAAACACTCACACCAAATCTCTGCATTGCTTACCTGGGTACGAACCACAGTGCCTGCAGGTGTCCCTCCGAAATCATTACCGCTTAAGTAGTTCCTTCGGTCATAGATACTCATCTCATCCCACTTTTCAGGAAGCGGGGTATTAAGATATTCTTCCACAAGCCCCTGTCTTTCATCTGTTTCCATAGCCTGACGCTGTTTGTCCACTGCGGTCTTGGCATCGTCACCCTCCAGGTAGAGATTTTCTCCCTTCTCATACAGATAAATAGACTCTGCCCATATCTGATCTACATCTTCTTTTGTCATCTGCCATGACTTTTTTATGGAGCTGTCGCAAACATTCACCGGCCAGAATCGTCTGTTTCCTGTGATGTCACGAAGGAATCCACTCTCTGCATTAGTAGAACCTACAATGATACACTGTCTTGGATGGCTTTCCGTCACACGCCCATAGGACGGACGATAAATATCATCGGTACGGCTTAAGAATGATTTGATGGTTTCAATATCCACCTTCTTCATTCCTGCCATCTCACCAAGTTCCAAAATAAGAAAGCCCTGCAGTTTCTCCGCTCCCGACTTATCCTTCATGTCTGTAAGGGTAAGACTGTCCGAGAACCACTTTCCTGCCAATTTGGAAAAGAAGGTAGACTTGCCGATTCCTTGTGTTCCAATAAGAATTAGTGCGGAATCAAACTTTGTTCCCGGATGATAGGTTCTTGCGACTGCTGCAATCATGGTTTTTCTGGTAACTGCCCTTGTGTATGAGGTGTCCTCTGCACCAAAATAATCAATGAGCAGAGACTCCACTCTCGGCACCTTATCCCATTCCGGCAGAGACTTGAAATATTCTCTGACTGGATGGAAATGACGGTCTTCCACCACCTTAGTAAATGCCACATCATAATTTCTTGTAGAGAACACACCATAGCGGATATCAATGAGCGCCTTCATCTGCGCCATATCAGCATCTCTCCAGAAGAAGTTGTCGATTGGACGCTCCCACGGTACTTTGCCTGTAACCTCGATTCTTCCTGCCATCTCATTAAATGCAATATTGGAGAAATCAGGATCATTCGTTAAAATGAGCATCAAGTTCCACACGCTGTTTTCAAGCACTTCACTTTTCGACTGATATACAAGTTTCTTCTGCCAGTCCTTATCGCCCTCATCGTCACTTACAAAATCCTCATCAAGCTGTGCCTGTTTTTCCTCCAAAGCAAGAAGTTTCACCTTATCCTGCTTCATTACAAAATCGCACATGGCATTAAAGGATGCCTTGTCATCTCCAAACTTATGAAGGCGCACAATATCAAAAGCATTGCAGAGTTTTAAGTACGCAGGATCTTTTGCATGGTGGCTGTAGACAAACTTGTCTTCTTTGATCTCCACACCCGGCATACTGCTGGACTCAATCAAGTGATATCTGTTTTCAATGCTTGTCGGCTCATACACATCAGACAAAAATTCCGCTAACGCAAGATGCACCGGATAATAGGCACGATTGAACAAACCAACCACGCCCTTTTTATCCAGTGGATCTTCTACCTTTTTTACTGCAGCATCCTTAGCAGTTGTTTCCCTTGATGAGGTCGGGAGCTGCGTAGGGTCTGTCCACTCAGGATGAGCAGACAATATATCATCCGGGTTCAGCCAGTCTTTATCTGCTTCCAAACACAAATACTCCCCGTTGCTTGGAGAACTTGGCCAGAACATAAGCTGGTTTGGCAGATAGGAACATTCGTCAAAATAATCGATGCCCAGCATCTGTGCCAGATATCTTGCAACTGCAGCATACTCCTCTGCAGACACATCTCTTGTCATTGGAAAGATGAATCTTGCTCTTGGATTTTCCGGTGTATGCCCATGCGTGGTGTATGCGACTGCCGTATATGGAAGATCCATCGTATCAAGATATCCCTTTGGCAGTGAATCTCCATCCAAGCTGATCATGGACCTCGTTTCTACCGTATCAATTTTTCTTCTTCCGCCTTTTAATCTGCCGCCGACAAAGCCGCCGTGGTCTTTCGCCACGGTTTTCTTTGCCCTTGAGAACTTTGCATATTCCTCCACTGATTCCACAGTTCGGATGGTGGTTCTCAGCCTATCTTTTAATTCATCAAAAGTGATGGTCTTGTTGCTCCAGCTCTTAGCATTCACACTATTTCCATAAGCAATATTCAAATCACGCATTATGAAAGCCTCCTTTTCATCCCTGGTGTCTGTCCATGTTCAAAGCGTACCTGTCTTGCCTTTTCTCTTGCACCAAGCACCTCATTCGTAACAAAATCCGGCTCCTTATATGTGCCATACTCCTGCGTAAGCATTGGAATATACTTCATCTCTTTATCAAACGAATCAAAAAATGAGCGTTCTCTTCTGTCTGCATATGCGAACAAATATGATTCTCCTGTTTCTGGATGTATGCCAAATGTTACCTGTCCTTCATAATTTCCACCGCCGCCATCATCTGTTTCCTGACAGAAAATCATAAGGTCATCATCCATCGGATCACCAAAACAGATCATTCCTGCCCACTCATCACTATGGGCACCGTTGGAGATTTTCTTAATGGCAGTATCACCTTCTTCTGTACCACGAATGCTTTTTCTCTTCACTTCAAAGTAACAATGAAAATCAATCAGATAAAAGTCTGGGAGATACGATGTGCCATCACTTAACACAATTCCTTCCGGCTCATATTCCCATCGGATCCCCATAATATCAAAGAACACTGCCCATCTTGCTTCCAAGCGTGATCTGAATTTATAGCCTTTATATTCTGTTTCGATTGCCTTCATCTTGTATCTCCTCCAGTTCTTCTGTAAAATATCTGATCTTCATTCTTCGCTTTTCTGCAAGTGTAATCTCACGAGCCATACCCTCGGAAATATTCTCACCAAACACCCACACCTCACTGCATTTGCCTAAAAGCACATAATTGATTGTATGTGTTGCCAAGTATCTTTCTTCTGGATTATTGTCGTCCATAAACTGCGGATACAGCAAATGCGGAGCCATAGGAATTGCATTGTTATTCAGTGCAAACCTGCAATACTTCCTGGCTTTCTTTATATTACTGTCAACTTCTCCACGAAATGGACTGCAGACATATACAAGAGGTCTGAATATTTCCTGGGAGTCGGCAGCTTTCCTTGCTGCCTTCTCCTCTCTATCAATATTCGTCAATGCCTCATAGGTTGTTGGATCTGCATACCCTTCTGCATTAAACATATTTACCGACATCTACTCCGCCTCCTGTTCCATAACTGGAAGAATGCCATCTTCCTTTAATAATCCATAGATGAACAAGCGACCCTTTTGCGTCCAGTAAGTATGAGGTTTTGAATGTGGTGTCCCATCACTTCCGTTGTAGCTGTGTGTCTTGGTTGATGTATAACCCATCTCTGCATATTTCTGATAGAGAAGCCATATCTTCTTTCCCTGTCTGAACTGGACTCCCTTTTCATGGAGATACTGGTTCATATGATTGGCAGTCCATCCATAATCCTTTGCA